GCCGTCGGTACTGGCCATTGCTTGGCCAAGTTTAAATGCTACATAGGTGCTGTCAGCTTTTTCTTTATCCCCGTAGATATTCATACCATTAGACGATTGTGATTGCCTCTTAGTTGGTTTAGGATGTGATACTTCTGTAATAATGTCGTAGACTTTCATTCTTCACAATTCCATTTACGTAGTGCTAGTGCCTTACGTGTTGGTTCACCGTTGGGCTTTTTCATAGGTCCGTCTACCCCACCCATTCTTGCGCAGAATGATTTACGACGTTTGGCATCTTTACTGCCTGCTTTTAACTTGCTAGGTTTAGTAGTAACTGCTGTTTGAAGTTTGCTTCCAGGGTTTTCACGACGGTAACTGGCAACACCTTTGGCATTTAATCCGCCCTTTTTGCTCTTGCCTTCTTTGCGTCTCCACGCTGCTGATTCGCTAACAATTTCGTTTACTTTCATAATCAACCTATAATAAAAGTGTAACCAGTACCGCCACTAACTAGCGTTTCTAGTTCTTTATCTAATTTTTCAATTTCTGCCTTACCATCAGACTTTAAGTCACCACCGTTTAAACTGCCGCCGCCTTGTGGGCCGGCAATGCTTTGGAATTTGCTACGTGCTTCGCCTAACATGAGTTTACAATTAGCCAATGAATAATCTCGTATCCATTGTTTAGCATAGATATCATCTATAATTGTGTAATCTGGTCTAAAATTCTGGCAGCGTAGTAATAGAGTTTCACCTTCGCTAAATGGACGCTGTAAACATCTAAATGTACGACTAGTAGGAATCCACTGGAATTCAATATACGAACCAAACATCTTACCTATCATTTCTTGATAGCCAGCAAACATATAGTAGGTTGCAATTCCACCTAACATAGTTGAATTTAACAAATACGTATTAGTGTACGCAAGATTGAAAGGTTCAAAGTTTGTACCAGTTCCTCCACCAGTTCTTGATCCCAGTGTTCGTCTAAAGCATGATTGTACGTTGATAACTTCTCTAGGCAATATGTAATCATTTTGGTCCTTAATTAATTCTAGGAACATGTAGCTTTCTTCTACTGCATTAGGACTACGCTGTCTAAAACGCACTAGTGCTTTGTCTAAAGCAGTTTCATAATGCTTAGGATCTAGTTCAACGTCGATCATTCCATCGCCTAACATAGTGCGGCAATAATCGAAAACTTCTTGTTTAATAGCTTGTGGATTGTCTGACATTTGAATCTCCCGTAGTATTTATGCGCTAAATATACTACTATGCCACGTTTATCACTTTACAAACCCGAAAAGGGCAACGATTACAAGTTCTTAGACCGCAGTATATCTGAGATGTTTCAGGTCGGCGGAACAGACATATATCTGCACAAATATCTAGGACCAAAAAACCCCTCGCAAGCAGATGCTACAGCAGATCAACCGTTGTACACAGACGGGGACGGGAACCCTATTGTTAAAGAAACAAATATTCAAGATTTACTATTTTTAGAAAATCGTGATAGAACTTATGACAGTTCTATCTATACATTACGTGGCATTTATAATGTAGCAGATATTGATTTTAATCTAAGTCAGTTTGGCTTGTTTATTGATCAAGACACAGTTTTTATGACTGTACATATTAATGATTTTATTCAGTCTATTGGCCGTAAGCCGCTAGCGGGCGATGTAATTGAGTTGCCCCACCTAAGAGACGAATTTGCCTTAAATGATTTTGATGTTGCCCTGCCACGTTATTTTGTTATCGACGAAGTAGGCCGTGCAGCTGAAGGATTTAGTCGTACATGGTACCCACATCTTTATAGATTAAAACTTAAGAAGATTGTTGATAGTCAGCAGTATAAAGAAATTTTTGATCAAAAGATTGTTAATCCAGTAACTGGTGTTGAAACTGCAACATCCTTACGAGATGTATTAAGCACTTATAACAAACAGTTATCTATTAATGATTCAATTCTAGCACAAGCAGAAGCCGATGCTCCTAAGAGTGGTTACGAAACTCGACAATTTTATACACTAGCACTTGACGAAAACGGTAATCCAGCTCTTAAAACAGCTGACGAAACAGATGTAGACGCAAGTTCTATGATATTAGATGCTAGCGAAGTTTCAGAGAAAGCTAAGAGATCTGGTTATACGGGCTATTTGTTAGGCGATGGTGTTCCACCTAATGGAGCAGATTTTGGATTTGGCATACAATTTCCGTCAAACGCTATTAAAGATGATTATTTTTTACGTAACGATATGATGCCTAACAGACTATTTAGATACGACGGAAGACGATGGGTTAAAGTAGAAGATGCGGTAAGACATACTCTTTCTAATACTGACACTAGGAATACGCAACGAACAGGATTTATTAACAATACAAAAAGTACTGTTATTGGAACAGAAACTGTACAAGAACGCCAATCTATTTCTAAAGCACTTAAACCTAAGGCAGATTTCTAATGCAACATTTTTATGACGGCCAAATAAGAAGATACATTACACAGGTGGTTAGACTGTTGTCTAACTTTTCAGTGAAATACGGAGATGGGACCTTAGTTAGAGTTCCTGTTATGTATGGCGATCAGGACAGACAGGCAGCTAGTGTTGTTAATCAAAACAGCGAAAATGCCGTAGCCACTGCGCCACGTATTGCTGTTTACGTAGGAGATTTAGATCTTGCAAGAGAAAGATTAAGTGACAGTACATTTGTTAGTAAATTAAATATTAGAGAACGAGCATACGACACTGACGTAGATGGCAATCCAACAGACTATAATTATAGCCAAGGTAATCAATATACTGTTGAAAGACTAATGCCTACACCGTTTGACTTAACGTTGAAAGTTGACATTTGGTCAACTAGCACAGATCAAAAATTGCAAATTATAGAACAAATGCTGGTGTTGTTTAATCCAAGTTTAGAAATACAAACCACTGACAACTATATTGACTGGACCAGTTTAAGTGTTGTTGAGTTAGGTGATGTTATTTTTAGTTCTCGTAGTATACCTGTAGGAACACAGTCTGCTATTGATATTGCTACCTTAACTTTAAAAACTCCAATATTCATATCTCCTCCCGTTAAAGTTAAAAAATTAGGTATTATTACTAGTATTATAGCAAACATATTTGAAAATAAAAGCGATCCAGTATTAGACTATATAGATGGGCTTGGAACAGATTATGCAACTGGACAAGTAGACCCAATTAGTAAAATTTTTACTCAACGAGTTACTATTGGCAATTTTGATATTGTTGTAGAACAATCTATAATAAGAATACGCAGTAACGAAGCAAGTCCAGGTACGTGGTTATCTTGGCAAATGGTGTTGAAACAATTCCCAGGGAATCTAACAGCAGGATTAAGCAAACTATTTTTAATACAACCAGACGAAACTGAAGTTGTAGGAACTGTTAGTTTACACCCTACTGATGCAACTCTGTTGGTATCAAGTTGGGATACTGATACATTTCCATCTAATACGCTAATTCCAGGTCCAGTAAGACCGTCTGGTGAATATGGATTCTTCGATGCTATTATTGATCCTACTACATTTAATCCTAAACGACCAAACAAAGAAAATACTGATCAACCTATCACTGCCGGAAAACGCTACTTGATAGTAGATGGTATAGGCGGATCATTAAGAGAAACATTTGAAACTGTTAATAGCGTTAGTCGAATTAATACTAATGTATTGCATAAAAAAGTTAACGACCATAGAGTGTGGGTCGACAACATTGAAGTAGGATCAGGTAGTGCCCGTATTCCTAATAACCCAGATACAGGCGACTACTACATAACGTTGGATACACCTGTAGTAGCCGGTAGTGACATTAGCTACGAGCTGTTTATGAACGAAGACGGTCCTGATGCTTGGAAAAATACAGATGGAAGCGATACTGCTGCTGAAGCAAATGACATCGTTGAGTGGAGTGGAACTAAATGGGTTGTTATTTTTTCTGCGTCAGAGAATATATTACCATTTGTATATCAAACTAATTTTTATACTAACACTCAGTACAAGTGGGACGGTACAGTATGGAGCAAATCTTTTGAGGGCGA